ATGGTTGTATTTTTTCTAAAAATCCCTAATCTCGATTTTGCTGTTTATTTGAGGCCTTTTTATGTCCCATATATGCCCCACAGATACCCCGCAGCCAAAATCAACAAAATGCCAAAAGGTTCTGTTCCAGCCCTGCAACAAGAAATGCTGCGACGTGTCAGTAAACGTTATGACGATGTAGAAGTGATCATCAAATCCACCAGCAACGATGGCCTTTCAGTTACTCGCACCGCCGATAAAGATTCTGCAAAAACTTTTGTTCAGGAGACGCTGAAAGATACCCGGGAGTCTGCTGACGAGTGGTTTGTTCGCTAATTAACGAGTAAAATCAGTAACGGCTGGAAATCATTCAATACTCACACTATCTAAAAGTTCACCAGCCAACAGCGGTAAGTTCTTTCATACGACGTGCCGCGGATCCTATTATTCTAGTATGAAATCCCTAACCGGTTTTCAAATTCTCCAGACTGCTCAGATTCTCTTTTATCCCACGCTGGCGCTGATAAATCTCGTCATTGCAATCGACCTGCGCTATCGCTGCCGCAGTTCTTCCAGTTTCTGCATCGATAACTCCATCTTCTGAGCAATAAACCTCACCTATGCAATATTTTATGTCAATTATTTCAATTGCATTAATATCTTGAATGGATTACATAGAGTTAATGTATCCAGTACTCCCTATTCTCTTGCATATAATACATGTTGCAACTTACATCTCAGCGCTATGAAAAAACACCACCTCTCTCTTTATGAAATTCTGGATTTACCAAACGCTAATTTATCATTTCAATCTACCTTTAAGTATTGCATTTATCTCCCTACGAGGTCATACTTTAGGAAGTTAAATATGAATGATAATATACCTACAGCGCGAAATCACAAACAATCGACTTGTATTACAGAAAAAAACATGCCTATATTTTTAAACTTCACAGCAGGCAGTATCTTACCTGAGAATGAGCTAGCATCTTTACGTTATATTGTGCAGCAAAATCAAAATGATACTGTAATCATAAAAGAACGTTATAAAATGGATATCCGTTATATCGAATCAGTCAATGGTTTTACAGTAAATCCTGTATGCAGTAATCATTTCTCCATATTTATGGCGAGACAAAACACTATTGCTCGCAACCTGGAACAGCAGATCAACAACGGACGAAGTTTTGCACAAATATCTCAGGATTTTATGCTTCAATTATCTTCAAATATAGGATGGAAAAAAGGGGCCGAAAACGCCCTTAAAAATAAAATCCATTCTCATTCATTTGTTGTAAATCCTGATGAATTCTCTTGCGACACACAATTTCTTAAGTGCCCAATAACATTATGCGTTCCAGAAAAAGGGGTTTTTGTCAAGAACGCACTGAACTCCAACATATGCACTCTTTATGATAAGTCTGCGTTCATGAATCTCACAAGAGAACATCTACCCCACCCTCTCAGCAGGGAAAAGATAGTAAAAGAAATGATTATTGAAAGGAATATGTGTTATTTTGACACCATAAGTCAGCATTTCATAATTATGGATGCAGACCAACAGAAACAGCATTGTAAATAAAATGTAATAATTACATACTATTAGTGATTCTCATGCATCGTAAGCGGCTCGCCAGAACCGTATTGATATTTACTGAGCGCTCAGATCAACTTTCCATGGCAACAGATCGCGTACCCGGTTTGCCGACCAGTCCTGGATATGCTCCCGCCGACAATATTAATGGCCAGGAAATGTTTAAAACAATGATTCTGTTTCCTAACCATCAAGTGTATATGCTGGCTCAATTACTCAATATCTATGGGTTGAGTTCTACCCAAAGTGGCTCTGTAGTCGCTTCTTCTTACAGTATGTTCAGGTGTTGCAGGCACAGTTGTGGAGCGTAGATGCGTTGTTGGTTTACCATGCTCTGGTACATAAAAAACGCCAGTGCCATGGTAACCTGATATAGAAACGTTAATTCCGCGACGTTCAAACTCGGCATAGACGTGTTCTGCTAAAGACCTCTTTTGACCAAATAATGCCCTGGCCAACCAGCCGTTATTCATATTTGCGGATTTTTCTATTTCATCAGGAGAGAAGTCTTTGTTTTTTATTATGTTGGCTGAGTTACAGGATGTTAATCTGATATCATCTATTTCATGAAGATTATGCTGAACAATGCGGTCGACAATATCTGACGGTGATAAAAATTCATCTCCGCACTTAAGAAGAGGTAGACCAGCAGAACCATGCCCAGACAGATAAATTTTGTTGTATTTTCCTAGTGTTAAATCATCTGGCAGGATGGTTTTCATCTCTGTCGCTGTAATACTTATAGCTGCAGCAGCAACAACATCGCTATTACTTGATTGTAGATGGCTTTTATTTGCTCCAGGATATGTAAACTCCATTTTCCTTTTATCAAAATCTTGTTTTGTAGCATCATTCAGGAATAATAAATCATACGGTTTTTTCCCCGTTGTGACTCTTGAAACATTTTGGCCAAGAATATTAAGAGTATAGTCATTAACGGATTTCATTCCTAAAAAAACAAGTAATCCTTCTTTCTCTTGCGCTTTTTCGATTGTTCTCCCTGCTAAAGTTATTGGGATGGATTGAGATTGTTTTGTCGGAACTGATACGCTGGCGCTAATAGGTAGTAGGGTTCTTATGCTAAACATACAACCTCTTTCTTAATTTTCGAACCTGTTTAGGATTCTGTGTAAATTCAAAATAAACCTGTCTGAACATTCCTAACAAACATCCACCGGACATGACAACAAAAACCGGAGCCGGACTCCGGTTTTTGTGAAGCTGTCGGCTATTTCATTCCGCCAATATTTTCCCACCTCCCGTCAGCACGCAGAATTTGCAGCGGTCTTACCACGCACTGTATCTGCTTTTTATCCGCATCCAGTATCACCACCTGCGTGATTACCCTGTCCTGCTCCGGAATAATACCATTCTCATCGGACTCCAGGATGTCTGCCGGCCCCAGTCGCAGTTGTGCTGTAAGCGACTGCACGTGTTCACGGCCATCATGCTTTCCGCAACCACACAGACGCTGCATAAGTTTTTTTAGTATATTCATGTCATTCTCCTGTTCTGCCTGTATCACTGCCCACTTCATTCAGCCCCTTAACATCCTGCCACGGCCCGTCACCAAACCTGACCTGCAAATGCTGAAACAGCCCCTGAACCTGTGTGGCATCTTTGGGGTCAAGAAAGGTCAGTCCGGTGATGAGCGCACCATCTGTATCCGGGAACCAGCCATTGCTGTTTGTCTCAATAATGTTTCCCGGCCCCAGACGGAACCGTATTTGCGTCTCCCCCGGGTCGCCCTTCGGCCCCTGAGGTCCGGTTGCCCCGACAGGGCCGGTGTCACCGCGCTCTCCCTTATCACCCTTCGGCCCCTGAGGACCCGCGGGCCCCTGTTCCCCCTTTGGCCCGGGAGGTCCCACCACGGTGGGGATTCGGTTTACGGCCTCTTCCGCCGCTATCCTGCTTTGTTCCGCTGACTGTGCGCTTTCTGCTGACTCCCGGGCTTTTTCTGTTGCGGTCGTTGCATCCCTGGCTGCATTACCGGCTGCACTTTCTGCCGTCTTTCTTGACAATTCAGCTTCTGCTGCACTTTGTGATGACTCACTGGCTTTTTGAGCGGCCGCAGAAGCCGAGGACGAGGACGCCTCCTCTGACTGCTTTGCAGCGGCTGCACTTTCTGCCGCCTGCCGGGCTGACTCCGATGCCTCCCCTGCTGAAGTGTCAGCATTTGCCGCGCTCTCTTCTGCCTGACTGGCTGATATGCCGGCATTCCTCGCTGACGTCTCCGCCTCTCCGGCATTCTTCTTCGCCTCCTCAGCGTGACGCGCCACCTCTTCCACCATCAGTTCAAAACGGCGCAGTGCCTCCGGCCGGACGTCATCCTCCGACATGGCACCGAGAAAATCATTCAGCGTACCGGGTTGAGAATCTTCATACACGGTGATGGTCCCGGCATGTGACGGCGGGAATCCTTCCACCAACAGAATGACTCTGTACTGACCGTACTCAACGTCCATGCTGTAACGACCGGCTTCATCCGGATTTTCAGAGGCCACCGTGTTCACCACCACCGTGCTGCTGGTCCGTCTGGCTTTCAGTTGAATGGTGCAGTTCTCTACCGGTTTTCCTGTGCCGTCTTTCAGTACACCTGAAATCTTTACTGCCATATTCACCCCACAAAAAAGCCCGCCTGAACCGGCGGGCTGTCATAACACTGTGTTACCTGGCTAATCAGAACTTATAACCGACACCCACGATGAAACCGTCAGTGCGCCAGTCGCCACTGCCGGAGCCTTCATAAGCAATATCAATGGCCACGGATTCGGTCGGGTTAAACTGCACGCCAGCTCCCCACGCCAGAGACGTGTTGCTGTGGCGACCGTCATCACTTCCGGTCAGCACATCATGCGTTTTCCCCTTGTTGTCGGTCACCTGCAGATAATCTCCGGAGAAAGTCGACACACGGCTGTAAGACACACCCGCCATCGCATACGCGCTGAACCATTCATTCACGCGCACAGACGGCCCCGCCATCACGCTGAACCAGCGGTTACGCACGGAATCTTCATGCCAGCGGGTATCGCTGTAACGGGTCAGCTGGCGATTCCTGTCTCCTGCATAGCTGAATGACGTCACCATTCCCAGTGTGTCCGTAAACTCATAACGGTATTTCACGTTAATCCCGTTCAGTTCATCGCTGCCAGGAACGTTCGTCGAGACATGAAGATACCCCGCGCTCAGCGTGGACTGATGTTCAGACGCCCATGCAGGCGCACCGGATACGGCCAGACAGATGGCTGCGGACAAAATGGCGGCATAAAGTTTACGCATAATTACCTCTCGCTTTTCTGCAATAAAAAAGGCGCCATTTCTGGCGCCCGTATATGGGTTATAAAATTCAGCTGATACTGATACCTGCTGTGGATTTTTTCATCACCACAACCAGCAGATCGCTGATACTGGTTGTTGGTGTCCAGTTATTCGCTCCTGATGAAGATACGGTGAATGTCAGTGTCAGCGTCCCCTGTCCGGCAGGCATATCTATAACTGAGGAAAATACGCCCTGAACATCCGTCGTGGACTGATTAAAAATCTCCTGACCATTGCGGGTCACTCTTAACCGGCAGGTTGAATACCAGTATGACTGTTGGTTATTACTGTTGAAATTCTCATGCTTACCACCGCGGAATAACACTGGCGGTATCATGACCTGCCGGTCAAACTTCTGATCATCACTGATTCTTACCGTGATGGTGCCACTGGCATAAGTGCTCGTGCGGGGGAAAGACTTGCTGACCGTTTTGACAATATCGCCTTCAATCTGGTTGGCTGACAGTTTCCCCTTAATCTGACAGTTCTCATTAATCGTGACGTTGTTGAGCGTCCCTGAGTTCGCATTCACACTGCCACTGATATCCGCATTTTTCGCCGTCAGTCGCCCGTCCGGCGTCAGGGAAAATGCCGGAGGATTGCCGGATGACGTGATGCTCACCGCAAACAGTCGTTTCAGGAACACGTCGTTCATGAACAGCTGATTCCCCTGCGCCACAAATAACGGCGTGCTGTTGCCGCTCTCCGGATTTATCATCGCGATACGGTCAGCCAGCAGCAGTATGTTGCTCAGTGGCTGGCCATCAGTATCCTCAATCCCTGCACCAATCCCGGCCACATAGGGAATGCCGTCTTTCGTTTTTGTAACCTTCAGCATGTACAGCGCAGCCAGGTCATCATTTGTGTCCTTCTGCACGCGCTGTATCTGCTGAATGGTGGCGCTCTGGTCTTCCAGCGTTTTACTGACCGTCTGTGTGATTTCATTGCGGGTTTCGGTGATGGTGGTCTTCATCTCCGCCATCTCATCCGCAAGCTGGCTGTTGTCTATCAGCTCCCACAGCCCCTGAGCCAGATGCAGTTTTCCATTTTTTCCCGAAACATTCCAGATACCCTTCTGCATCATTGCTGGCCCGGCCACTGGCTTCCACAAAACGCAGATTTCCCCACACCCCATCAATCCGCCTTTGTTATTTTCCCTTTGCCTGTATCAGCCAGGACAAAATCAATCAGCATATTCGCTTCATTTACCAGCGTACGGATTTTTGATACATGCGCGGCTTTAACCTGTTTCCACTCATTCAGCCCGGTAGCAAACACACTGGCAATGTTTTTATCCCGTTTCATGTCAGCACAAGCCTGGTTGAGTTCTTCCATCACGCTCATTTTACGGGGATTAACGACAAAACCCTTCGTCCAGTACTCGTAAAGAACATCGTCGCACTCTTCCTGATACCGGATGACCTTATCGCGGATTTCGGGTTTTACTTTGTTGGGATTAATGGTTTGTAGCCAGCCGGCAAGTTTTCGAAGTGGCATGGACACCATATTGCGTTGTTTCCCATCCTCAGCAACCATAACGATTTCCGTTATAGTTGACGCAAAACGCTGTCTTAACTTAGCCAACTGTGATTGCCAGGCCAGCCCCATCCCCGCAACGACAGGTTTCATGGGAACGTATGGTTCGCCATTATGGTTAACTACATAAAGAGAGTTGCCGTGAAACGGCACGGCCATCATATTCAT